GTCGCAGAAAACGGCGTGTTCCTGCACGAAGACTCACCGGCTGCACGGTTCGGCAAAGAGTGCGCCGCAGCAATAAGGAGAGGCGAATGACATCGCCGTTCAATATCATGACAAAAGTCGGACAGACACAGACTGAACAGGCGTTCCACATAATCCAGCGCCACCCTTTCATTACATCCATGGAGATATCGCAACGATTGGAGTTACCACCCAAGGGCGCCGCTGCTGTATGCAGTGCGCTGCACAAGGCGGGACGCATCAGGGCCGAGTCAATATGGGTGAGAGTCAACCCGCAAGCCCCGCATCCGGTGCTGCACTATTTCACAGGGAGCATGAATGAGTGAGGCAGAATACAACACGCTGATTGACATGAGACAGCGATACAGGAACGCCGGTAAACTCATTGCTGCGCGGACCATCGACCAAGTATTGAGGAATCTTAAACATGGAAACGCCAGCGTTCAATCTGTGGAACCGGGACGAACTGAATCGCTTCGCTATGGAAGCGTATCTGCAAATGCAGATGGACCACGAAGCCAAGGAACAACTACGGCTTGACTTGAGGGATGCAATGAAACTACTGCGTGAGCAACGCAATAAGGACGATTGGAAATGATTGAATACAACCTGAAAATTATCAAGGCACTCAATGGCTGGGTCATCCGTGACGAAGCTGGTGACATTATTCTGGTGCACGAAGATGGCGGGCTTGAAGGCGCGGTGGCAGCAGCACTAGTCACAGAACGCCTGCAGGGCCGCGCAGTGAAGACCCTAGCCATCAAAGAAGAACCCGATATCAAACAGTTGGATAACATTTTGTACGAACACAGCAAGTTCAACGTCGAGCGTCAAAAACTCCGCGCAGAAAATATGCAGCTTAAGGAAGAAATGTCCCGCATGTCCCGGTCCCACGTCCAGACCGCCAGCGCCTATCAAGCTGCGATGCAGAACCAACATGGCGGCTATCAAGCTATGAACCAAGGCATGGGTGCATCTTTGAACGCAAGCGAACATGTCTACGACGCTAACCGATTCGCACATGTGATGAAAGAAAAATTATGACCCCACTGGTATACGATTTTGAAACCTTCTGGTCGCAGGACTTCACGCTGGCCAAAATGTCCTTCATGGAGTACATCATGTCTCCAGAGTTCGAAGTGATATCGGTGTCAGTCAAGATTGGCAACGAACCCACTATCACACGATTTGGCTCGGAAGTCGAAACTCTGTTGAAGTCCATCGACTGGTCGGACAAGGTAGCCATAGCCCACAACGGGAACGAGTTCGACCACCCACTGCTGGTGTGGAAGTACGGCGTGCAGCCCGCGATGTTCGCGGATACGCTGGCAATGGCCAAGGCCAAGCATCAGTCCGGTGTGGGCGGGTCACTGAAGAAGTTGTCAGCCATATACGGCTTGCCTGATAAGGTGGACAACATCCTGCACAGCACCAAGGGCAAGCACTACATCGATTTCTCTCTGTCCGAGATGACCGAGATGGCACGCTACAACAAGGTGGACGTTGAGAACTGCCGTGCCCTGTTCGGGATACTAGCCAAGGAAACGTTGCCTGAAGAGTTCATGCTGATGGACATGACAGCACGCATGATTATCTACCCACAGTTGAATTGCGACACCGCGATGCTGCGCTCCGCGCTGGAGAAGGTCGTGCAACAGAAGCAGGATATGCTGGAGGAAGTTGCGGGGATGATTGGATGCTTGGATGCGGCGGAAGCCAAGACCGAACTCGCATCGGCTCCGAAGTTTGCCAAGGCACTGGAAGCGTTGGGTGTTGAAGTGCCCATGAAGACCAGTCCGACAACTGGCAAACAAATTCCAGCGTTGGCCAAGAGTGATGACGGACTGCAGGAACTGCTGGAGCATGATGACCCACGTGTGCAGACCGCAGTAGCGGCCCGGCTTGGAGTCAAGTCAACGCTGCTTGAGACGCGCATCAACACCATGATTAAGTGCAGTGATGTGATGGGTGGGCGTATGCCCATACCGCTGGCTTACCACTCGGCCACAACCGGGCGCTGGGGCGGGCGTGTGTGGAACCCGCAGAACCTGCCGCGCATCCCCCGTGATAAGCAGGGAGGCATCATCGACAAACCTACCAACGTGCTTAGGCTCGCACTCGTGGCGCCGCCGGGCTGCAAGGTGGTTGTGTCGGACTTGTCCGGCATCGAGTTGCGCGTGAACCATTACCTGTGGGCAGTGGAGAGTACGCAGCGGTTGTACGACACGGACCCACGTGCCGACCTGTATCTGGACTTCGCCGCCGCACTGTTTGGCGTCAGCACAGCGGACGTGACCAAGGAGTCGCGGCAGTTGGCCAAGGTGGCGCAACTTGGGCTGGGGTTTGGCGCTGGCGCAGGCACATTCAAGCGCGTTGCAAAAGCAATGGGCGGTATCATCTTGAATGATTTAGAAGCCACGCGAGTAACCAGCACATGGCGCATCAAGTATTCCGATATCGTCAACGGATGGCGCAAGTGTCAGGCAGCAGTGGAAGCCATGAGCAAGGGCCTGTCATTCAATCCAGACCCACGTATGCTGTGCGAGACAGGCCCGTGCACGCTGCGCCTTCCATCTGGACGCAAACTGTATTACCCCAACCTGCACCAGAAGATTGGCGATGATGGAAAGCGCCAGTTCATGTATGGCGAGGGGCGCAACACTTCCAAGGTGTACTCCGGGCTGATGGACGAAAACATCGTGCAGGCTATTGCACGCGATGTGATTGCGAAGCAGGCACTGGAGATTCGTCACCAGACTGGGTACTCTCCCGCACATATGGTGCACGATGAACTCGTGTACGTTATTCCCGAAGACCGCGCCGAGCAGCACCTGAACGATATCAACGCCATCATGCGCACATCGCCAAAGTGGTTGCCCGGTATCGTGCTGTGGTCCGAAGGTTCAATCGGTGATTCATACGGAGCCGCCAAATAATGTCATTCAAAATGCCCCCGTGGTCCTACTCTGGACTTACGTCATACGAAACCTGCCCCAAGCGGTACTACCACATCAAGGTGGCCAAGGACATATCCGACCTGCCCGGTGAGGCAGCGATGTGGGGCAGCACGGTGCACAAGCATCTGGAAGAACGTGTTCGGGATGGAACGACACTGCCCCCCAGCATCAGGCACTACGAAACTTTGCTGGTCCCCATACTGCACAGCAGCGGCGAGAAGATTGTCGAGCAGCAGTTCGCCATCACGCAGGGTTTGCAGCCAACGACATGGACCGCTGATGATGCGTGGTGCCGGGGGATTGTGGACGTTGGTGTGGTTGCCTACAATAAAGAAAAAGCATTGTTGCTTGACTGGAAGACCGGCAAGCGCAAGCCTGACAACGACCAGTTAATGCTGTTCGCTGGGCTTGCGTTCGCGCACTATCCAGAAATGAAGTACGTCAACACCGGATTCGTGTGGTTGAAAGACCAGAAGATTGACAAGCAATTTTTTAAGAGAGAGGACGTGCCCACAATATGGACGAGTTTTGTCAAGAGAGTGAGCCGGATGGAGAAAGCATACAGCCAAGAGTCGTTCCCGCCGAAACCTTCGGGGCTATGCTCAAGGTACTGCCCAGTCCCGCACGCGGTGTGCGAATTTTCAGGGAGGCGCTGATGGCGCTCACACCGGAAGGTAAGGTCAAGGCAGCGGTCAAGAAGTTTCTTGCCGACCACAATATCTGGTACTTCATGCCGATGCAGAACGGTATGGGCGTGGTTGGTGTGCCGGATTTAATTTGTTGCTGGGATGGAATGTTTCTTGCCATTGAAACCAAGGCACCGGGCAAGCGCAAGAACGTCACAGCAAATCAGGAGCGTGTGATGACTGAGATTCAGTCACACGGAGGGTCGGCCATAGTGGTCGACGATGTTCAACAATTAAAGGAGTTTCTAGGTTTATGAATGCAGACAAAAAACAAGTAGGCGGCGTGCACTATATAGATAAGGCGGTCCAGCCGTGGGATGCAATGGCATCGTGCATGAGTCAGGAAGAATTTGCTGGCTTCCTGCGTGGTAACGTCATCAAGTACACCATGCGCTGCAAGGACAAGGGCGGCATGGAAGATTTGAAGAAAGCCCAGCACTACCTTGAGAAACTGTTGGAGGTACTGGAAAATGCCCAAATCAACTAAAGTCAAACTTGCCTATCAAAAGGCATACAACGCGCAGCCCGCGCAGAAGGAACTTGGAGTTGAACGCAGACGCTTGCGCCGCCATGAAATCGCGGCTGGAAAAGTTGCTATCGGTGACGGAAAAGATTTGGCTCACCGAATCCCTGCCGCCAGCGGTGGCCCCACCACAGAATCCAACGTCAAGGTTGAGACAGAGAAGGCGAACCGAGACTGGCGCAAGGGCCGCAAAGGATACAAAGTTGGAGTAGATAAATGATTGTTTACCCCGACAAGAAAGCGCTGGTTGTGCGTTCGCGCAACCCGCAGCAGTTGCTCACCCTAATTCCGACAGCGCGGCCACTCACTGTCAATGGGCAGCAATTTGTGGCCATGCCGCACAAGCTCGATGAGGTGCGCGTGCTGAAGAATCTTGGGATGGCTCCGCCATCACCAATCAAGTACCACTACAGTTGGCCGGGAATGTTCAAACCATTCAAGGCGCAGATGGACACTGCCGAGTTTCTGACGCTGCACCCGCGCTCCTACGTGTTAAACGAAATGGGCACGGGCAAGACTATGGCGATACTGTGGGCGTACGACTATCTACGCGAACTCGGCGTGCTGAAGAAGATGCTGGTGGTGTGCCCCATGTCAACCATGGAGCGCACGTGGGCCGACGAAATCTTCAAGCACTTCCCGCACCTGACTGCGGTGGTGCTGTATGGCGACCGAAAGCGCAGGCAGAAGCTGATGGAGCAGGACGCTGACGTGTACATAATCAACCATGATGGTGTACAGATAGTGATGGACATGTTAAGTCGGCGCCCAGATATTAACCTCATCATCCCAGATGAAGTCGCGCAGGTAGCCCGCAACGCACAGACCGACCGCTGGAAGTACCTCAACACCATCGTCAACAAACAGGTGGATGGCAAACGCTGGTGCTGGGGCGCGACCGGAACTCCAACGCCGAACGCGCCGACCGATGCGTGGGCGCAGTGCCGACTCATCACGCCCATTACTGTGCCGCCGTACTTCGGCAGGTTCAAGGATTTGGTGATGAAGCAAATCAACAACTTCCTGTGGGTCCCCCGGCCCAACGCAATGGAGAAGGTGCATGAAGTGATGCAGCCTAGCATCCGGTTCAGCCGAGCCGAGTGTATGGACCTGCCGCCCTGTGTGTTCCAGACCCGGCACGTGGACCTGACGCCCGAGCAGAGCCGAGCCTATGGCGACATGCTGACCAAGCTGAAGTTCGATGTGGCACAAGGCAGCGTGCTGGCCGTGAATGAGGCGGTAAAGGCCGGGAAGCTGGTGCAGATAGCGTGTGGTGCTGCCTACGACCGCGATGGCGGGACGGTGGAACTGGACGCGACCCCGCGCCTGAAGGTAACCAAGGAAATCATCGAAGAAGCAGAAGGGAAGGTTATAGTATTTGTACCATTTGTATCATCTGTAAAACATGTGTCTTCTTATCTGGAGCATTCTGGCTTCACGGTGGAGACGATTTACGGGGACGTGTCCAAGCATGAGCGCGACCGCATCTTCAGTGCTTTCCAGAACACTGATGACCCACGTGTGTTGGTGGCCCAGCCTGCGGCGATGAGCCACGGGTTAACCCTGACCGCTGCGAACACAATCATTTGGTACGCTCCCATATTCAGCAACGACATTTACGACCAAGCCTGTGCACGGATTACCCGGCCCGGACAGACCAAGGCCCAGTTGATTGTGAATATCGAAGGATGCCCGATAGAGCATAAAACCTACGACCGACTGCGCAACAAGCAGAAGATGCAGGGTATACTCTTGTCGATGGTAGAAGACGATAGATTACAAACTACCCCTTGAAATCTGCCCTGAAAGGACTTACATTATGGCCATGAACCTGCTCACCGGCAAACAGATTGCCGAAAAACTTTCCTGTTCGAAGGCATACATTTACGTGCTTTTGAAAAAGGACCCAACCTTTCCCAGACCTATGACCATTGGGCTGGGGATGGACTCTCCACGTGGCGTGCGCTGGGTGGAAGAAGAAATAACACAATGGTTGCTTACACGAAAAAATATCGAGGTGAACCCCAATGAAGATGGACGATTTAGTGAAGACTTACATCCAAGTGAGGGAGAAGAAGTCCCGGCTTAAAGCTGCGTATGACGCAGAAAAGCTCCAGTACGACACGCTGCAGGACAAGATTGAAGCCCTGCTGCTTATCAAATTCGGTGAGATGGGTATCGATTCAGTGAAGACCGAGCAGGGTACGGCGTACGCCTCCACTGCTACCACGGCCAGCATTGCTGATTGGGATGCCTACCGGATATTTTGCGAAAGCCAAGATGACCCTTACACGTTCATCGAACGCCGGGCAAATAAATCTGCAATCGAGCAGTACCGAGCCACTACCCAAGATATCCCGCCGGGGATAAACTGGAGTGAAACTCGCACAGTAAACTTCCGTCGCAAGACAAATACCAACTGAGGTGCTTATGAATAATTTGATTCCGTTCGACTCGGGTAATGTCCCATCCGCCATTTCCGCCATCTTTGGCGACCCTTCTGCCAATGACATGGTGGGCAACGCCGGGGGCTTGGGCTTCCCGGTTATCTCCATCAAGGGTAAGGTGTTCCACATCGTTCGCGGTGGTGAGCGCACGCTGATTACCAAGCCGGGGGAAGATGACCCTGCGTCCTCGCTTGAGGTGGTGGTGCTGCGTGCCAACCCTGACAACTCCAAGGTGTACTACGCCAGCGGGTATCAGGAAGGGTCCGACTCCAAGCCGACCTGCTACAGCAACAGCGGTAAAGCGCCCGAAGCCAACGCAGAAGAACCGCAAGCCAAGACCTGCGCGGCCTGCGCCCACAACCAATGGGGTTCACGCATCACCCCCGATGGCAAGAAGGGCAAGTCCTGCTCCGACTCGCGCCGCATCGCTATCGCCACACCTGACGCGCCGAATGACCCGATGCTGGTGCGCGTGCCTGCTGCCTCGCTAAAAGCGATGGTTGAGTACGGGAAGATTCTGGCCAGCCGTGGTGTCAAACCGCAAGCCGTTATCACCAAGATTGGATTCGACTATAGCGTGGCTCACCCTGCGCTGACGTTCAAGCCTGTCGCTTTCATTGGCGATACCGACCAGCTTACTGAAATCAAGAAGTCCAGCGAGAGCGAACTGGTGGCGCAAATCGTCGGGCTGCAAGCGGTGCCCGCCTCTGATGCCCCGGCAGAAGAAGCCGAGGCACTGCCTGCTCCAACCCCGACCCCAACCCCGACCCCAACGCCTGCTGCAAAGCAGACGGAAGCACCCAAGGCGAACAAGCCTGCTGCCAAGGTAGCCAAGCCCGCCACAGTCGCAGCGTCCCAAGCCGCCGAAGCCACACCGCAATCACCATCCGCCACGCTGGAATCCCAGATAAGCACGATGATTGATGGCATGGATTTCGACGATTAAAGAACCCCCGCAGTCGGCTGCTCACGCAGCGCCGGAACCGTAACCGGCACATTCATCAACTCAACTCTGTCGGGGGACATTGTGATTCAGGATTTCTATAAAAGCATTTTCCCGCCGCAGGGGCTGTATGTTCTGGCGGCGTTCAACAACGGACTGAAGAAACCACCAACCCAAACATTCCACGCAACCATCGATGACCTGCTCCATGCGGCAGGTACTGCTGACAGTCTGGGCAAGAACGTGTACCACGGGTGCGCAGCGTACAAGACCAACGCCAACCGGAAAGGCGAAAATGTTTCGACTATCAAAGCTCTTTGGCTGGATTTGGATGTGGGACCGGGAAAGCCCTACGCCAGCGCCAAGGAAGCCGCCACACATTACGAGCAGTTCAGAGTGGCCGTGGGACTTCCCACAAGCCATGTCGTTGCTTCAGGCAACGGAGTACATGAATACCAGCCCTTCTCCCTCCCCATCGAACCCGCTAAGTGGGACCGACTATCCCGCCTATTCGCCCAGTGTCTGGACCACTTCGGAATCAAGCACGACACAAGTCGCACGCAGGATAAGGCCAGCGTCCTCCGCATACCGGGGACAAGCAATTACAAGTCCACCACGAAAGCGGTCCAGTTAAAGCGACTCGGTTCAGAGACGAACGCCGCGCTAATCTTCAAGGCACTCAAGCTCTACGCCACAACTAACGCGCTGGTTATTGATGAAGTCTTACCTACGGGTAAACCCGTGGCGACGAATGACATGGTTGGCAACCAGAACTACACTCCATCTGTGGGTGAGATTGTGGCCAGCCACTGCCCGATTATTTTTGAGGTGGCTGACAGCGGTGGCAATGTTCCATATGAAATCTGGTGGCGGGCAATGGGAATCGCCAAGCACACCACGGAACCAAAGGAAGTGGCCGCGCACTGGACGCGCAACCGACAGGATACCGACCACAGCAAGACAGATTACGCCGGGGCGATAGCGCAGTGGAATGCCGGACCGACAACCTGCGCCGAGTTCAGTTCGCACTCCACGCTGTGCAGCACCTGCAAATTCAATGGCAAGGTCAAGACACCGCTGCACCTTGGTGCGCCCCCGGTCCCCGCAATCGCCGCGCCCATCACGTTGACCGCGCCAGTGACCAGTGTTGCCCCGGCGATGAAGAATCCATGGACGTTTGGAGCCGGGTGGATACTGGCAGAGATGGCCCGGCTGCTGCACGTTGGCGTCAAGAACGGCAAGCTAACACGAAACATTTTGCAGGAAGACGGGACGTACGCACAGCTTCCCTTCTGCGACAGATACTGGCAGGTGATGCGCCGAGTTCGCGCCGTGGACGGGACATGGAAGCTGGAGATTGGCTATGAGCAGTACATCGGCAAGCCATACAAAGTCTTCCTGCTTGACAGCGCAGATGTGTCATCAAACGAAGCTCTAAAACGTGCGTTCTCCGCGCACGAACTTCACATTTACGGAGGGAAAGGAACTATGGAGAAAGCCAAGGACATGATTTTGTGGCAGCAGCATCTCAATTACAGTTACGAACTTGAAACCCCGACCTACCCGACGCTGGGCTGGGAGACAGTGGATGGTTCAACAACCCGTGGGCCGTTGACCGGAGAATTTATTTTGGGTGAGCGCGTCTTCGCGCCTGCCAAACAATCGCGCCCTGCATTGCTGGCCAAGACAGTGGGCGGCGACATTCGCAAATCCTTCCGCACCGCCGGAACCAAGGAAGAATGGGTACGCTTAATCAACCACGTGTACAACCGGCCCGGCGCCGAAGCCTATCAGTTTCTGATTGCGGCATCATTCGCTGCCCCGCTGGTGACGCTGGTCCCCGGTGGCGGTGTGTGGCACGGCATCCCCATCGTTGTGACAGGGGATTCGGGCGCGGCCAAGACCACAAGCTGCTTGGTCGCCATGTCCATCTACGGAACCAATCTGCTGTTCAACGCCAGTGCCGACCAAGGGGACACGCTCAACGCGATGGCGCTCAAGCTGGGGTCATTGCGTAACCTGCCCTGCGTGCTGGACGAGATGACCGGGCTGTCTGCAGAAAAGCTGCACTCCGCGCTGGTCGCTATCGCCAACGGCAAGCTCAAGGATAAGATGCGCCCGGACGGAATGATGGTCGACAACCCACACTTCTGGGACACCTTCGTTCTGATTAACACCAACGACAAGCTGCACGAAGTTCTGGAAGGGCTGCGCAGCCAGTTCGCCACCAAGGCTACTCAGTTGCGCACGTTCGAAGTGGATATCTATGCCAGTGAGTTGACTTCCGTGTTCCGTGGCGTGCACAAAACCATGATTGAGAAGGACATTCTGGAAGACAACTATGGCGTGGTCGGGCAGGAGTGGATTCAATTCATCGCCAACAAGCAGCAGCAGGTCCGGGACTTGCTGCACATGACCCGGCAGTCATACATGATTGACCCCAACGACGAGTCAGCCATCCGGTTCTACAAGGACGCGATTGTCACCATCAAGGTGGCGGCGCAGTTGGCCAAGAAACGTGGGTACATCAACTGGGATGTTGATGCCATGATTAAGTGGGCAGAGTCCAAGCTCCTCAAGATGGCCAAGACTATCACCGTGACCGATTGGGAATCCAGCATCTCCGAGTTCGTCGGCAGTATGCACGGACGCACTATCGTAACCAAGCACCTTAAGTCCGGGCCGGGGCGGCGCAGTTCCAACGCCGAGATTCCACACGAACCCATATCCACCATGCACCCGCCTGTGGCACGCAAGGCCATCGAAGACAAGCGGTTCATCTTCCTCGCCAGCCACCTGAAAGAATGGTGCCACAAGCAGCGTGTTCAACCGAGTACCATGCTGGCCGAGATGCTGCACCGCGACTACCTGAAGCACGCACCGGGCGTCAAGCTGACTTCCGTGCTACTGAATATCGGCAGTGGGACAACGGTCACGCGCAGCCAGTCACTGTGCTACGAGTTCAACTTCGACAAGGTGGTCTACGCCGATTCGGAAGATACTGTGAACATGACCAACGTGGTGGCGCTTGCCACAGCGGGGGACGAAAAAAAACCCCCGACAACATCGGGGGTTGAATCCGCCGAGGTGAGCGGCGGCGTGCTTACAGAAGTGAGTATACACTAACGAGCGAAGTCGGCAAGTTTGTTGTATTGGGCTTGAGTTTTCGTGCCCAGCTTGACGCCCGAACCCGGTTGCCGATTCTGCACCGTAGCTGTTCCAGCTTTCCTCCACCCAAGCTCAGTCTTGGGTGTGATTGGATTCTCTGGATGGTCACGGTTGAACTTGGCAATCTCGGTACGCGCATCGGCCATATCGCCTGACCGCAGTCCATCTTTGTACACAGAAGCAATTCGGGTTTCGCGGTCCTTGATTGCTGTCTCCGTATTCTTGATGGCTTTGGTCCCTTCAAAGTAATCCGTCTCGCGGGTTGGCTGGAAGCCGAAGGCCCGCGCCGCCACTGCGCCCGGTCCGATATCCGTTCCTGTCGGGTCGCCGCTTGCGTCGGTCATGCCCTTGGTGCCGTAGCGGTATGCCTTGGCCAAGTCAGCCGCTGCCTTGGGCATCAGTTTCTCGGTGCCCTTCTGGAAGTCTCCATTCAACATGGCAACCCAACCATCGTACATGTTACCCGCCATGCTGGCCGGTGCGCCAAGTGCAGCCACAAGCAGCTTACCTTCTTGGTCGATACCGCGCTTGGCATCGAACTGCGCCATCGGAAATGGGCTGGCAACATCACCCATGCC